TGAAGATATCTTTTGGTGTTGCTTCCAATCCGGCCTTCTTTAGAGCGAACTCAAACACGTCGTCAGAGTTTACGATACGAAAACCTAATGAACTAAGGCCGGTCTTACCGACCGTAAAAGACTTACCAGATCCAGGCCCGCCTGCTAAAAATACTGCTTTGAAAATTGCAGGATCGTCTACTCCTTCTTCGATGTCCTTTTCAATTTCTTCTTTCATTTCGCGAACTGTCCACCCTTGGCCCGACACTTTATCATAAAGTTCTAATTCAGTTCCCTTTGGTGAGAGAACTGATAGGATTTCCATTCCTCTGGACTTACTGACTTCAAATTTGAATTTGGTGCCAGGATTTTCCTCTGCCCAATTCTTTTTAATTTGATTGAGAGTGAGATACTCCACTTTTTCGTCCACCGTAACCTTTTTTCGTGCGGCGGTTTTACTCAGTTCCTTCTTCTTATCAGTGTGAACTTGAGTCTTAGATCCCATCATTCCTGTCTTGTTCTTTCGAACGGTGGTTTCCGTTACGGGAGCAGCAGTTAGACTAACTTTCGCGTCTTTTCCTTTGCTTTTCAAAGTTGCAACTATCCTGTCGGCAAGTCTTTTACTACTGACAACTTTCCAGAATGTCTTCTTTCCTTTGAACATGATGGCATAGTTGTTGGGCCCTTCTTTACCAAGTTCATATCTCAGCTCACGCTTCTTAAAACTACTAATTTCTTTCAACTTACCCATACCTTCTATTTATAATTTACTCTTCTTCTATACGTATCAATAAGTCGTCTTTTCCACTAAAAACTCTATGAAATGTATTTTTTTTTATGTGATATTCTTTTCCTTGTTCTAGTTTCTTTGGCAACTCATTATCCATTTGAAGTTCCCAATTCTTACCAAAGACGACGCGAATTGTTCTGTTGTTTTTGTCACGATGCCATTCTAACTCCGAGGATTCTGCATTTGCGAAGATCTTTCGAAGGTGAGATCCATGACAATAAAAATCTTTGTAACTACCACCATCCATCGGGATTATCAACTTGCATACCTAAAGATTTCGCGAAACGAGGTAGACGACAAGACCAATAAGATGCTTTTGTTTTGTCGTTTCTTGTGTCACATTTATGACGAGCCGCAAAGGATTTTCTTGCCTTGGGATTATTAAGTTTTACCTTAAGTCCAGTCGTATCTCCGAAGGAAACCTTCTTGATATTCTTTGTTTGAGGATCTCGAACATAAACATAGAACTTTTTACTACCACCTCTCTTCGGTTTGTTAAGTTCCGGATCTTCTTCATTGAGTGACTTATTCCAATCCTCAATTGACTCGGCCAGTGGCCAGTCCAACGGAACTTCATATCCCTTATACTCAGCGATCTCTCCGATGTCAGTCTTGATGATGTCTTCGTTGATGTCGTTGAGTTCGATCTGTCCACTCTCCCAAAGTTCGCGGGTCTCTCGAAAGAATTCAAAGTAACGATCTGAGCCAGGCCGATAGATATTGTCAACAAAGGGAATCTCCCTCTTTGACATTTCCACTATAGACTCGAATACGAAATGGTCTCTAAAATTCTTCATTATCCTTTATGTTTCTTCCAGAGATCTGCGTCGGCAGTTGTTCTTGTCTTTCCACCCGTGATAAAAGAATTGACTCGGGCGTGTCCCCACTGTTCCGGTGTTGTGCCGGGGCGATGTCCGGTTTTCCAAGCAGCCACACCTCTCTTGTAAACCTGTTTGAGTATGGATGTGGAGATGCCAGACGCCTTTGATTTCTTTTCAATAGACTTGTCTGCGGAAGATTCGTCAAGATTCAACTTCTTGAGAAGTGCGTCGATCTCCTTGCGTACCTTCATCTGACGAGGAGAACCCGCAATCATTTTCATTGCTTTCGTGTATAACTTAATGAGTTTTACCTTATCGTCTTCGTTAAGTTCTACATCCTCATAGGCGAGGACTGGATCCGTTGTTTTGAAATCTTTCTTACTGTACAACTCCGGAAACTTCTTCTTCATCGCCTGAGTGTATTTCGAAGGTTTGGTCTTGGCGGACTTGTCGCCCGGAGCAGGTTTGTATGCCGAAGGATCATCGTCGGACTTCTTTGCACCCTTCTCAAAGTGACGAGCTCGAGCTGCCTTAGTAGACTTCTTCATGTCTTTCCCTTTGGCATCTTTCCCGAAATACTTTGCGGGTTGTGTTCCCTTACGATCCTTTACATCTTTGTCCTGTCGAACTTCGGAAAGACTATCAACAAAGTGTTTGTTTTCGTTGGTGTCAATGATAAAGTTTGTTCTTCTTTCGGAAATAGTGATCTCGTTGTTACCCGAGTAAACGGTATCTCCAACATTGAAGATGTCACCCGAAACATATCTCTCACGAATAGCAGATAACTGTGGCAACTGAATATGTTTGCGAAAGTTGACCTTTTCCTTCAATCCCATTCTCTTACGAAGTAGGTTGAAGAGTGTCATATCCTCACCATAAGACCTTGGAAGACCCTGAGAAAAGGATTTGAAGTCACCTGCAATTGCGGCTGCTCTCATCTTAGAGGCGCTCATTCCAGTTACACCTTCTGCATCGGGATCTCTTTCACCAGCAGAAATTACGTCTATTCCATCCGGAAACTCGTAGAAACCATGTCTTCCCTTGACTCCAGAATACTTCATCAAAAGTTTACGGAAGTCGCTAACACGATCCGATCCAACAACCATTACGATACGGGTGTATCCCTGATCGTAGAGAGAAGTGGCTACATCAAAGACGTTCTTGATTCGCGAATCGAGAATAATATTTCGTCCATGCTTTGGAAACATCTTACGCATGATCTTCACTTTCTCATCGTACTGGAGAGGATTTTTCTTAGCATCGTTGGAGTGAGATGCGTATACACGATAGTTGCTGCCAATCGCAACCGATGCAAGTTTGTTCATCAACTTCTCGTGGCCTGTTGTCGGTGGATTGAACCGACCAAATGTGAATACTACTTCCTTTTTCTTTTCTTCGTTGTACTGTTTAAATGATTTCACTATATTATTTATTTCTCCCAACCTTTAACCACATCCTTTGAAAAATTGTTCATTGAGAACTCCATACGATCCACAAGTTTTACGGCACCGTCATTTGTCTTATCAATTGCAACAAATCCTTCACTACCCGTTACCTTGAAACCGTTTCGAGTTCGAACGAAAGTGTCAAGTTCTTTGACCTTATCAAGTTTTGAAATGATGAGAAGTTTTGCATCAACAATTGCGTTCTGTAGAGCAAAGACCAGATCCAAGTTCTTCTTATTATTCTTTGAGAAGAACTTCATGACCTCATCAAGTTTTGCCTGTACTTTGGCCTTACCCTTTTCGGTCTTTCTCTTCTCGATTTCCTTACCAAATCTATTCTCAAACCAAAGGATCAAATCGTTCACATGTTTCCCCGTGTTCTGTATCCTCTCGCCCTTCCTCACCAAAGAGTTGTTGAAGGTTTCGATGTAACCAGCGAGCTCGCTGTTTGATTGGAGTTGCCTCAACGTAGTGCCCGCTATCTTTTGGAATATCTTTCCTGCTTTTGATAGTGCCTCCGTTACCTCTTTTGTTTCTGTGGCCGTGAGTGTTGCTGTTCCGCTTTGATCTTTGTAATTTGCGTCCTGATACCATATAGAAGTTTTTTTCTTGAGTTTATCAATCTTTACTCCATATGATGCTTTCATTTCCTCAAAGAATTTTCCTGTGTAGGTTGTATGAAAGACCACACCTAAGTTTGCCTTCATTATGGTTTTTGCTAGATCGGACTTGACGGGTACAGCATAGACGATTGTGTTCGGTTGGAATGTTACGTACTTCTCACCGTCGATATTCTCAACGTTAAGATCATTCTTTGTGAACATAATATCGCCTTGAATCACATCTTTGATTCCAAGATCTTTCAATTCATTGTACGCTATGGTGAGTTTATCCGCAAGATCTCCTGACGTATCGGCACGTACATCTGCCTCAGACTTGTAGACCTTCGGATCCTTATTGAAAATTCCTTTCTTTGCAACAAAGAACTTACCATCACTTGGATCAATTCCGGCAAAGACTGCGGGAGCTCCGTCCCACTTGACTGTCACATCAAAGCGACTCTTACCCTGGCCTGACAACATATTGCGAAACGCTCGAAGAGCAGCGATTGCATCTCTTGCACCAGTAACACCACCGTAGATCACACGATCTTCGATGTGCGTCATGTGGACATTCTTGCCAACCTTTGACTCGACTATAAACTGTTTAAATCCTATCATTTAAAAATCGCCTTAAAGTTTGGTGTTGCAACTGCTTGGAATTGTGGGTTTGCGGTATAACTACCTTTATAACGAATCTCCAAGTCAATAATCTTTACACCATCAGTAAAAATAGAGAAGAATACTTTTGCAGCTCCTGCGTCTTTTTCCCAGGCCTGTTTCTTGCCTGGTGTTGTCTTCATCTCAATCTTAGAGTCAAAGATTTTAGTCAAAGCAGAAATGGTTTGTGGTGTATCTTTTAGTTCTGCTTTCTCTACATTTACATTTCCCTTTACAAACTTACCAATTCCTGTAAGAAGGTAGAATTTAAATTCATTTGTGTTTTCGATATCTTTCATTTTTGTTCTGAAAAGAAGTTCGATAAACTCCTTAACAAAATCTTCAGAGTGTGCAACCAAAACTTGATACACTCGTCTAAAGAAAGAATTCTTTCTATC